GCCGAAGCTCTGACCGATTGCAACCCTGGACTAAGTCCGTTTATGCAGGTCAATAGTGGAAACTCAGGCCAAGTAGGAAGTAGAAGTATCAAGCGACCGTAAGAAAGTTTGCTATATGCCAAAGCTTTTCTTGTCACTGCCACCCCATGTTATGTATGATTAGGAATTAACCCAACCACCATATTGGGAGCGTTCCTTTCACTGCTCTGCATACTTGATGTGGTATACTAGATTAGCCTTATATAGTAATAAGGGTTACCTAGCTTACTACAAATACTTACCCGCGTTCTCCCCTTTTAATCAACTATAATTTTACTGTTATATTGATTAAAGGACGAGATAGGTGCGGATGAATATTTCCGGTCCCGAGGATAAAACCTTGGAACAACCGAAATTTTCTCTGACTCCTGTATTTAGCTGTCCCACTATAAGTTAGTGATGGTGGTCCGATGCCATGCCACTTGTGTCAAAACTTGGGGGGGGTCCGAACTGCGAAGCAATTCAACGTTGTCGATCGAAAGATCTAGAAGTTAAATTTATCCGCTCCATCAAAACCTTATATGGTTATTTACCCAATAAATTTAACAATGAAAAACAATATTAAATTAATCAGTAAATTACAGACAAAATACACGGATGTTCGAAAGATGATACCGCTCTCAGTGAAAATCTGGGATAGATTACTTCGACCTTTTCTAATGAATACTATTCTTAGTCAAGGGCGAGTAACTAACTTAGCTTGGAGGATGAAACTCTCACACCGATTCGTCCAATGGTTACTTTCTTACCAACGAGACCATGGAGCCGAGGCCACTGTAAAGTGGCTGAAAGCTGCATTGGTTGCGTTGCAGAAAGGCCTAGGAGATGATCGGGTGAAATCCCTTGTACCATTAGGTGCAAGTCTTGCTTATTCAAGATTAGCAGGTGGAAATCTACCAAGGATCATTCCCCGACAATGTCGAGGAAGGATCAGAAAAGGAGATGTGAAAGAGATAAGATTCTGGACAGGTTTATTTAACCTATACAGAGTCCTTCAAATTCCATCTACTTTGAAACTTGGAACGATAACCGGTCCGTTCACAGGGCATGTACTAGAGATTAGTTATTACTTCTCTTTAGCACAACAGAGAAATCTGTTTGCTCTGGTTCCTGGACATGCCAATCTGCAGTCTAATATGGACTTGGTCCCCAAAAAGTTTGTACTTTCGAATGCGGCTTCGCCGAGTTCAAAGGTATCAGCTCTAGGGATACTAAGTGATATTTATCTGCTGAATAAGTTTAGACCAGACCTATGGCAAGAGATGCTATACTACTTACACGCAGTTGGTACAAAAGCCAATAGCGAGATCTTGAAGTTAATGGATACCGGTTATCAATTGATAAACCGAGTAATCAAGTTCGATGGGAAAGAAATCATCGGTATTAAAACCGGTAGAAAGTATTTCCAAGCGGACTTCCTTCAACTGAAAACATCTTTACGAGCCCACGGCATGGCCGGGGAGGAGGGAGAAGGTCTGTCTCAGTTTGCAATCAAAGACGAGGCAGCGGGCAAAGCCCGTCTGTTCGCTTTAATTGATTCTGTTACACAGAGCATGCTCGCTCCTCTTCATGATTATCTGTTCTCATTATTAAGAATAATTCCTAATGATGGGACATTTGATCAGGAAGCAAGCGTAAGACGTGGACAAGAGAAAGCATTAGTCTCAGGTCAAGCCTTTAGTTTTGATCTAACTGCTGCTACCGATAGATTACCCGCAGCCTTGACAGCACAAATACTCGAAACCTTAACAGGTAAAGAGATTAGTGAATCTTGGTTACGGTTAATGACTGACAGAGATTTCTGGTTTAACGGCCAATTGGCTGAAAAACGAGGAATCAAAGACGGTCCATATCGGTATGCGGTAGGACAGCCGATGGGAGGTCTATCTTCGTGGGCTGGGTTAGCAGTAACCCACCACTGGATTGTTCAAGTGAGTGCGATCCATGCAAACAAAGAACACACCTGGTTTCTCAATTATGAGTTACTAGGGGATGATCTTGTAATCTTCGATGCCGATGTGGCTCGAGAGTACTTGAAAATCATGGAAGTATTAGGATGTGAGATTAATTTACATAAATCAATCAGATCACCTAATAAACCTGTGTTTGAGTTTGCTAAACGAACTTGCGTTGGAAATCAAATAGTTTCCGGTATTTCGGTCGCTCAAGTGTGAGCAGGATGGAAAGTGGCAGGACGTGTTGCTAATGCTTTAAGCTTTATCAATACGGGTCTGATTACTTCTCCTACCTTGTTAGCGCTGAGTCTCTCACGAG